GCACTAGGAGTGGAGAAGGTATCATCACCTGAAGGTAAGGTTGACGCACTACGTTTCAGCAGTAGACCTCCACAGGTAGCACAGAAGGAGGCTAAGCCTGGGATCTCTGACGATGACTTCCCGAAGGCGATTGCATCGGTACAGAAGGGATCAACGACTATCGAGAAGCTTATGTCTAGTCGTACACTTACACCTAACCAGATTAAACTACTGAAGGATGCGATTGAGAACGTATAACATCGCACCACTTTTCTTAGGCACGGATGGCCTAACAGAGGTACAGAGCAATAAGCTGGAGGAGTTACTAAATAAGATCAAGCTTACTGAGAAGCAAGCAGAGGAGAGAGATAAGCTGATCGCTAAGCGTGACGCAGATGTAGAGCTTCCAGTAGGTGCTAAGAGTCTTATTGAGTCTTATGTTGACAGTGAGGTATACGACTACAAGGATACGTTTGATAGCAAGGAAGTAGCTAAGGGAAGAGATGTTGAGGATCAGGCTATTGATCTGTACAACCGTGTGTTCTTCACTGATCATAGGAAGCTTACTGAGTTTGACAAATACTACGAGCTATCGTTCAACGGAGTTATCGGCCACCCTGACGTTGTTGATGCTGAGAACCTTATGGTAAAGGATGCGAAGAGTTCATGGTCTAAGAAGACGTTCCCTAAGACTCCAGACAAGGCTGACAACAGCACGTACACGTGGCAGGTTCGAACGTATCTGTATATGCTTCGTGGTATGACTGGACTTGACTGGCGTAGAGGAGAGGTGTTTCACTCGCTTGTTACTACACCAGAGGAGTTAGTACCTGAGTATGAGCACGACAGCTTACACTTTGCTGACGATCTAGCAGACAACTTACGTGTAACGGTGTGTGACGTAGAGCTTACGGATGATCACATCCTACACATGGAGAGAAGAATTAATGCGGCACAGAAGTATGCCGCAGAGTATAAGGATTATTTATTAAACAAAAACAAATGACAAATCAATTCAAGATGACTGGAGTCATCAAGCACATCGGCGATACTGTTCAGGTATCTGAGAAGTTTCAAAAGCGTGAGTTCGTAGTGACTGAGCAGAGTGACAAGGATCCTAAGTACGATCAGCACATCTCGTTCCAGATGACTCAGGACAAGTGCGACATGCTTAGCCAGTTTGGTGCTGGCGAATCAGTTACCGTATCGTTCAATTTGCGTGGACGTGAGTGGACTTCTCCACAAGGAGAGGTGAAGTACTTCAACACACTAGAAGCATGGCGTGTAGAGCCTTCTGATGAAGGATCAGCACCTGCTCCAGTTGCAGCTGCGCCTGCTGCTGCCCCACAGGACGATGAGGATCTTCCGTTCTGATATAAATAAATTCAAGTGTATAGCCCACAGATGTAATGTCTGTGGGTTTTTTAACCAATTAATTTTAAGCTCATGATAACTCTATTCAGGAACATATCTGAAACTGATAAGCCTTACTACATATCAGTTGATAAGGCTCTTGAACGAATTCGCACTGGTAAGTCTAGGGAGTTGTGTGAGAGAATACGCATGTATCCAGGGCCTGACAACAAGCACAAACGTAACGAGATCAAGAAGTTACTCCCTGCTATATGCTTCAGTGGTAAGTTTACCAAGCGATCTAAGTCAGGTATAGTTGATCACAGTGGGTTCATATGCATAGACTTTGATGGGTTCATCGATGAGTGGTCTATGATAGACTACCGTGACTTCCTGATGAAGGATAAGTACTCATACGCTGTGTTCACATCGCCAAGCGGAGACGGATTAAAAGTGATTGTGAAGATTCCAAAAGACATAGACAACCATCAAAATTATTTTTTGTCGCTCAAAAAGTACTACGACGTGCCTGAGTTTGACAACAGCACGAAGGATATTAGTCGTGTGTGCTACGAGTCGTATGACCCTGATATGTTTATTAATGAGGGATCTGAGCAGTTCAGTGATATAACTACCGAGGAACACACGGTGTTTGATACTAAGACCTCACGCAGTACGATTAAGTTAGATAATCCTAACGAGATTGTCAGAAGGCTACTTATATGGTGGGAGCGTGACTACGGCATGGTTCAGGGACAGAAGAACAATAACTTATTCATCCTAGCGTCAGCACTGAACGACTTTGGTATACCTGAGTCAGAGGCGCAGACTGTTTGTCTTCAATACGATGAGGGAGGTAAGGAGCGTGAGATACTTAACATCGTCAGGTCTTCATACAAGAATACAGCTGCTCATGGTAGTAAGTTCTACGAGGACAACGAGAAGGTTGACAACATCAGAAGCCTAGCGAAGAAAGGTACACCAGTTAGTGAACTTGTGACTATTAACAAGGACATCGCATCGGATGTAGTTGAGGCTATTGCCGCAGATATAGAGACAGACGATCCAACGGTGTTCTGGACAAAGAGCAGCAAGGGTTCTATTACGCACATCAACCACCTTTACAAGGAGTACCTTGAGTACCTTGGGTACGGGAAGTACTTCGTTGAGGGAGGAAGTGTGTTCGTATTTGTTAAGGTTCGCAACAACATTGTAAGTGATGCGAACGATACGATGATTAAGGATCACGTAATTAACGAGTATCTTTACAAGCTTGAGGATAAGAGTATATACAACTACTTCGCTGACAAGAGTAAGCTGTTTAAAGAGGATCACCTATCGTTCTTAAACACTATCCACCCAAACATCGTAAAGGATGACAAGGATGTGTCGTACCTATACTACCGTAACTGTGTTGTGAAGGTTACAGCTGATAAGGTTGATACTATAGACTACTCGGATATTGATGGGTACATATGGCAGAACCAGATGATTAATAGGGATTATATACAATGTGACTATGAAGACAGCATCTATCGTAAGTTTGTTCATAATATTGGTGGTCAGGAGTCTGATCGAATTAATAGCATAGAGTCTACAGCAGGGTACCTGATGCATAGCTACAAGCCACCATCGTTCTCTCCTGCTGTGATCATTAACGACGAGGTGATATCAGACAATCCATCAGGAGGTACTGGTAAGGGATTATTCGTGCAGGGTATCAGCCACATGAAGCGTATGGTTATCATCGATGGTAAAGCGTTCTCATTCACTAAGTCGTTCCCATACCAGCGTGTATCAGCTGATACTCAGTTACTTGTGTTTGATGACGTGAACAAAAACTTTGACTTCGAGCGTCTGTTCTCTGTAATCACAGAGGGTATTACACTTGAGAAGAAGAACAAGGATGAGATCCATATACCATTCGAGCGTTCGCCAAAGATTGTCATCACGACTAACTATGCGATCAAGGGTGATGGTAACTCGTTCGAGAGACGTAAGTGGGAGCTTGAGTTCGCACAGTACTACAGCAAGGACTTCACTCCTGAGACGGAGTTCGGTCATCAGCTGTTCACTGAGTGGAGTAAAGAGGAGTGGTCTAAGTTTGACAACTATATGATCTCCAACCTACAGATGTACCTTAAGAAAGGTCTACGTAAGGCGAAGTTCAAGAACCTGCGTGAGCGTAAGTTCATCGCACAGACTGACTACAACTTCTACGATTGGTGTGCTGACAAGGACAACCTGCTGACTAAGAGTCATGCAGAGAATCCTGGGAATGCGCTGTACTATAGCTTCGTAGAGCAGAACCCTGACTATGGTCCACGAGGTAAGCTCGCTATTCCGCTGACTAAGTTCTATAAGTGGATTGATCTGTGGGGAGACTTCAAATACAACTGTAAGCCTCACTCGTACAGATCAGCGGCAGGTAAGATGATTAGGTTTGATGTAAAGTATGACGAACAAGTTAATATGTTTTAGATATGAAAAAACTACGTGACTACCAAGTATCTGGTGCTCGGCAAGGGTGCGATATACTAAACAAGTACAAGATTCTGTACATGGCATGGTCGGTAAGAACTGGGAAGTCGGCTACTTCTATGGAGGTAGCTCGGCTTTTCGGTGCTAAGAATGTACTGTTCTTGACTAAGAAGAAGGCCATATCTAGCATACGTTCTGACTACGATGAGTTCGGTTTCTCCGAACACTTCGATATATGTATACTCAACAACGAGTCACTACATAAGCTAGAGAACCATAGGCAGTATGACTTAATCATCATGGATGAGTCACATAGGCATGGGTCTTTCCCTAAGCCATCGAAAGGAGCTAAGCAGTTCAAGGATATGTTCTACGATAAGCCTGTCGTTATGCTGTCAGGTACAATGTGTCCAGAGTCATTCTCTCAGGTATACCACCAGATGTGGGTGTCTTCGTACTCGCCGTGGCGTATGTACTCAACGTTCTACAAGTGGGCTAATGACTACGTTACACCTGAGCAGAAGAGGATCGGTGCTTTCATGTACAACGACTACTCTAAAGGTAAGGAGGATAAGATAATGGCTGACGTTGCACACCTGATGATAACATATACTCAGGAGCAGGCAGGGTTCAAGTCTACGATAGATGAGGAGATTGTGCATGTGAAGATGAAGCCTCAGACGTATGCCATTATGAACCAGCTGTTCTCAGACAGGGTTGTTGAGGGGAAGGAAGAGGTTATACTTGGAGATACTGCCGCCAAGTTGATGCAGAAGGTACACCAGTTATGCGGAGGTACGATTAAGTTCGAGTCAGGTGTGTCTATGGTTCTTGATACTACTAAGGCTGAGTACATAAAAAATAGGTTCCACGACAAAAAAATAGGCGCATTCTACGTGTTTAAAGAAGAGCTGATCGCTCTTAAGTCTGTCTTCCTAGACGATCTGACTACAGACCTAGATGAGTTCAACACTGGAAAGTATAAGGTTATCGCCCTCCAGACGGTATCAGGTCGTGAGGGTATATCCTTGAAAAATGCGGACTACCTTGTCTTCTACAACATCATGCACAGTGCTGTGAGCTACTGGCAGGCTAGGGATCGTATGACTACGATGGATCGAACGTACAACAAGGTGTTCTGGATATTCGCTGAGGATGGTATAGAGGATAAGATTTACAAGGTCGTTAAGTCAAAGAAGAAGTACACG